ACCACGACGCTCGCTATCTCCATTGTGCGGTTTCGCCAGAGGATGCGGTGGAGATGCGTGACATCGTCCCTGGACCGGATGCGGATGCGATGGGTAGCGACCACGTTCGCCTGCTGGGCCTGGAGAATGTCCCTGGTCGACAATCCGGTGATGTCGGCCCAGACGGTGGCGACGGTCGTGTCCCAGTCGAGTGTGGCCTCGCCGGAGAGGCTGCGCCGCTCTTGTGGAGCTTTGATCGTGATTCGCTCCGTCATTTTGCCGATGATCACGAGACGCTGCCCTCGCCGATGAGCACCATCTGGTACGCGCCGGCGGCCGAGCCGGTTACCGTCACGCCCGAGGCCGTCATGCCGGCCGCCGACGGGTCGCACTGCACGGCTACTGCGCCGGCCGCGACGGTCTGGCCGCTGGCCGGGAACGGCGCGCCGGCGAACGAGAGCGAGGCAGTGCCGGTGTTTCGGACGTAGAGGGCTTTCACGGCCGTGATCGTCACGGTCGCCGTCACGCCGTCCCTGAGTGACGGCAGGGCCGCCAGGTTCAGCGTCTCTGACGCACCGGAGAGCGTCCGCGAGCCGCTCCAGACGACCTGGGCCTGGTTCGCTCCGGTGCCGTCGCCGATGGCGGCGGCGTAGGAGGCCGGCGTGACCCGGATCGTGCTCGACAAGTCGCCGCTCGACGTCTCGTGGGCCAGGAGCGACAGGTTCACTTGTGCATTCAGTGCCATCTCACGTCCCCATCACATAGATTTCGTACTGCTGGCCGCTAGTGCCGCCGATCCGAAGAATGCTGCCGCCGCTTGTCGTGCCGAAGCCGTCGGAGTTCGGGCTGGACAAGAGCAGGGAGCCTCGCTCGCGGATCGGATACCCGCGGAGCGTCAGGCTTCCCAGGTTGATCATGGGCGAGAAGTTCCATGCAAGCGTGTCCGAGGGGAACACGCTGAACTGCGACCCCGTCCAGCCAGCCGACAGTGCGATCTGGTTCGACTCCGACAAGTTCTTGATGAACAGCAACTTCACGACGGCGATCCCCAGCGTCGCGAAGTTGATGTCGTCGCGGCGGGCAGACGGGAAAGTCCTTCGGTCGCTCCACACCTGAGTGCAGTCGCCGACATCGACGGAGAACTCGATCGGGTGCTCCTCCGCAAAAGCCGTCAGCCCGCTGGTTCCGACGCGCCTGGCTTTGACGCTGGCGCGAACCTGGGCCGTGACGCTCATCGGTAGCCGCCCCAGCCCGAGGCCGCCAGGAGCGTCTCGAACGTCTGCGGCACCGGCAGCACTTGCGAGTAGCCGGCGACCACGGGCTGGCGATGCTCGTAGAGGTGAGCGACCTGAAGCAGGATCAACTGCTTCGGCACCGCCGGCACGCTCGCGCCGCTGGCCCCGTAGCCGGCTTGCCACCTGACGATCACGCTGTTCTCGTCGCCTCGAACCGCCGGCCAGACGCCGTTGTAGAGCGGGTAGATGCGGCCAGGCGTGGCGTAGGTGTCGACCTGGAAGTGATTCGATGCAGACTGCAAGGTCTGCATCGAACCTGCCTCGTTGCGATACTCCACGGTCACCGCTGCCAATGCCATCGGCGGCCGGGGCAGAATGATCTCCCACAACGGAAACGTGTCGTACCGGGCTTCGAGCGTCTGATGAATCAGAGCCACGTCCAGAATGGACTCGACGTACTCGCGGCTCATCGTGATGTAGGACTGGATCAGGGCATCGTCGTCGGAGATGTCCACCTTGGCCTGGGCCTTCGCCTCGGAAAGCGTTACGGGCTCGACAGCCGGCGGCGTGTGGAGGACGAGGCTGCGGTAGGGCGTGACGCCGGTGGCGGGGAACTCCGGCATCCCATAGCGGATGGTGACAGTCATTTGGCTTGCCTACGCTTGGAGGGCATGGTCGCGCGTTCGACTCTAGGAGAGGCGGTGGCTTCTTCGACTGTGTCGTCGGAGTCAGGGGCCGTTCGCTCGATTGAACTGGTCGATCCTCCTGACGGAGGCTCGACGATTTCCTCTGCCATCCCTCGTCCCACATAGATGCGGGCCATGCCGTCAGCCCAGTCGAACTCCTGGCCGATCCGGTAGCCAGAGAATGCCTTCGTGATGCGAATCTTCACGAGATGAACCCCCATGCGGACTTCGGCGGCTTCCGGTCACTTGCCCAGAAATCCGTCGTGTGCTGGTGAATCTTGCCGCTGTCGGCCTCCCTGGACGGCCAGGTGATCATCAGTTCGGCGTGGCCGACCGAGACGTGGGTCGCGATGCCCAGAGTGTTCCCGGCCGCCTCCCAGGCGTGCCAGAATGCGATGTCGTCGTCAACGTGGCCGCCGGTGTAGTCGCCGCTCTCGTTCGCCTTGCCCTGGAACCAGGGCTTCGGCACCTTCTTGAGGGCTGCGCACCTGAGAAACGTCGCCCCGAAGTGGGCCGTCCGCACCAACTGCACGGGCTTCGAGAACCAGTCATTGTCGACCGAGGTCTTGTCGTCGGCCGAATGCCCCTTCGGGCAGAACATGACCGCGTTCTCTTCACGCTTGCTCTGGAGGGGCGCGATCGCGTCTACGCCTGAGTGCATCATCAAGGCCAGAAGAGCCTCGACGGTCTTGGCGGTAAAGATCGTGTCGTAATCGAACACCAGGATCACGTCGTGGTCGTCCACGACCATCTGCATGACCCTCTGCAAGCATTGACCCCACAGCGCGCCGGTGACCTTGATCGGCGAGATGCCGTGAGGCGCGAGAGCCTGGGCGACGCAGAAGAAATTGTCGGTAAATCCAAGCCGGGGGGTGCTCATCACCGCCCCGACTTTGACCTCCGCCTCGACGTTACCAATCCGCAGCAGCATCATTCGCTCCTAGAGAGGAGCGGGCGCGCCTCCATGCGCCTTTGCCGGCCCGTCAATGGCCGTCCCGCTTGAACGGGAATCAGCCCTTGACGAGAGCGTCCACGCCAGCCAGCGCGGCACTGGACGGGTACTCCTCGCCGCGAGACAGGAGAGCGATCGCGCTCACCGTCGCCGTCGCGTCGGGGGTCACCGTCAACCGCAGGTAGCGCTTCTTCGCGACGCAGTCGACGTCCATCTTCACGACGCTCGACACCGAGGTCGACACCGCAGCCATCGTGAACCCGCCCGTGCCACCCTTGACCAGGGCCGTCACGTCCGAGTAGGCCGACGCCAAAAGGTCGGACTCCTCGACCTTGAGGACCGACGCGAAATTGGTCGCGGCGGCCACGGCCGACTTGGTGACGAGCAGGCTGACCTGATCGTAGCCCATGCGGTCGACGACGAGGGTCACGGTGGCCGTCGAACCGACGACCTGGGGGCCGCTGGTGTGGGCGACAACCTTGAGATTCTGGTTGTGGATCATCTTCTGGATTGCTCCTGGTTAGGGTTTATCAGCTAGCCGCGGTCTTGAGAGCCACCACCGGGCCGACATCGGTCGCGGTGCCCAGCGAGTGGTGGTTCACGTCGAACCTCATCGTGCCCTGGAGCAGGAGTTGATCCGTGGTCGCGTACACCTGATCGTAGAGCCGAACCGAGAAGTCACGCCGGCGGGCGTAGATGCTCGACAGGGCCATGTTGCCGAAGAGCACCTTGATCTTGCTGACGTCCGCGCCCAGCGTGCTGTTCATCACATGCACCATCCGCACCGGATAGCCGAGGAACGACTCGCCGGCCGCACTGCCGATGTTCTCGACGGTGTTGCCGCCGGCGGCGTACTTCAGGCGAGCAATGCTCGCCGCGTAACCGGCCGGGGAGACGTACCAGGCCGCGCCCTGACGGGCGTAGATCGGCAACTTGCCGACGGCACCGAGGAAGTCCTCGATGTCGAGCGTCTCGAAGCCGGTGTTGCCGACGGCGGCCGTGACCACCGACGCCCCGTAGGAGCCGTCGTTGATCTTCGACACGATGCCGCGAATTCCTCCGAACTCGCCCTGCGTCCCGTCGCCGAGCCACCCACAAATGTCGATTTTGTAGGCCAGCGAAGTTGCAAACTCTGTTGCAACAGCATCAGCCAGTCCCACCACACCGGCCGAATCCTCGACCACTTCGGTCGACATCCGGCAGCCCACGGCCAACTTCTTGGCGACCAGGCTGACGTTGCCGTAGGTGGGCTCGCTCTCGGTCACGGCGGAACCCTCGCCCACGAAGTAGGCGGTCGTTCCGGTGAGCCGCTTCGGGATCACCATCGTGTCACGGGTCATCGTGACGTTCTCGCAGACCGGCGGCAGGGTGCCGTAGGACTCGACCAGCCGGATCACCCGGTTGGCAAACTCCTCGGGGACCAGCGCACCGCCCGTGCTGTTCGCGCTCTCGCCCAGAGCCCGGTTCTCGACGCCGTGATCCTTGCACCACCGCAGGTCGTCGGCGTTCTTAAAGATGTGCGCCCGGAGCCACCGCCCGCAGCGGTAGGCACTCTCGACGGAGTTGGCGTCGTCGTTGAACGCAGCCAACTGCGTGTGGTGGGGCAGGAGCGAGCGAATCTCGACCTTCTGCTTCTCCTCGGCAGCCTTCTCGACCACGGGGGCCGGGGCCGGCTGCGCCCGCTCGACCACCGAGCGGAGTTCGGCCTCCTTGGCCGCGATCCGCTCCTCGAAGTCGAGGGAGGTCTTCAGGTCGTCGGCCTGGGTGCCGAGCGAGATGAGTTCCTTGGTCTGCTCGGCCGACCGCTCCTCGACAGCACCGAGTTCGGTCATCCGCGCGGCAACGGCCGCGGCACGCTCCTGAAGACGCTTGAGGTTCGACGATGCCATGTTGGCTCTGGCTCCTGGTTGAGCCGGCCAACGCAAACAAGAATGCGGCGGCCGGCGGGTGGTTCCCGCAAGCGCGCCGCGCCGTGAATCCTCACGTCACTCGCACTGCTCACCGCGACTTCCGTCGCGATGCGTAGTCAATACTTGTAGCCTATGCGATGGACTACATTGTCTGCAAACGAGTCCGTAGCACGGTGGCCTTCAGTTCGGCCGCCTTGACGAGCAGTTGCTCGACGGGGTCGGGGGTCGGGGCCGCCTCGACTGCGGCCGAGTTCGTTTCGGCAGGGACTGCTTCGGGTGCAGGAGCCTGCGGTTCCTGCACGGCAGCGTCTCGCGATTCGCTTTCGTTCATCGTCGCCTCGGGAATAACGTGGAACTGGCACAGTCCTTCGGGTGACACGCTTCCCTGCACGATCTCGCATCCACCACCGCCTTCGTAGAAGACACAGTTGGCGCACCGCATTGACTCAAACTGGCTCTGAGCCATGTAGTTCACGGCGGCCGGTGCGAACTGCCCGTGGATGTCGGCGATGTCTTCTAGTGCCTTCGCCACGGCTCGCTTGGCCGGCGGCAAGGCGTCCTCCATCGAACGCTGATCCTGGCGGTCCATCTGGGCAACCTTCGCCGCGGCGAACCTCTGTGCGGCATTTCCACCCCAGAGAAGCCACGCTACGAACCCAGGCTTTTCGGCCCCAGGCGTGTCCCAGCCGGGCGACTTGCTCGCCGACTCGTGGCGGGCGAACCAGGCATTCATCTCACGCACCCAGTCCTCGTTCATTTCCTCGCGGGCAGCCAACTTGTTGGCCCTGGCGACCGTCTCGGGCTTGAGCCCGTCGCCGCTCTTGCCCTCTTCGTGGAGCCGGAGGCCGCGGCGGGCTGCGGCGGCCATGCCGGCGGTGGGCTTGAGGCTGACGGCGGCACGCTGCTCGAACTCTTCGACAAACGTCCGCTCGTCAGACGCTTTGGGGTGCCCGCCGGGGAGCAGATCGTTGTCGGTGACGTACTTGGCGTCCCGCGGCCTGCCGTTGCGCAGGAGGTACAGGTAAGCGTTCACGCGGGCCATTGCCCACGCCCCACGGCTGACGCCTGGCCGGTGGCTGGTTGAGTACGCGCCGGACCCGCGACGGTAGACGGCCAGGAGTTGCCCGACCGTCGTCCTCGACCACGTCGGCTTCTCGTCCTCCCGCATGGCCTCGTTGTGGTCGCGGACCTTGTTCTGGAGCCCGGCCCGAACGGCCTGCGAAACCTTGATGCGGCCGCCGGCACTCTTCGCAGAGCCGGGGCGGTTCTTGTCGCTGCCGGTGATCTGATCGCCCTTTGGCGCGGGCGTGGACTGCGACTTATCGCCGGCTGCCCGCTCCTCGTCGCCGTCGGACTTCGTCAACTCCGACACCATCACGGCAACCATGTAGTCCTCGGGCTCACCGTCGTCGAAAGGCGTCACGACGGCCAGCGGCGCGTCGGGCGTCGCCGTCATCCCCTGGATCGCACCCTCTCGCATGACGTGCTCGACTCGGCCGTAGCCGCCGTCCCAGGAGACGAAGTCGCCTTCCTTGAGTTCGCCGGGCTCGGCGCGGGTTGCGATGGGTTCGGAGCGCAGGGCTTCCGGCGACGACGCCGCGGAAGCCCTGCGCTTCGCGACCCATTTCGCCCCAGCCTCTCCTCCGGCCAGTTTCCACTCGACCCACGCTGGAGAGCCGACCCAGTCTTCGGCGCGGGCCTCGACGCACCGCCCGTGGACGTTCGCCAGGTACTCGACCTCCTCGACGCTCACGATCTCGCGGGCCACGAGGTGCTCGGCGATGCCCATGAGCACGCCATCGACGTCGTCGCGGCCACGGCAGGCGTTCAAGCCCTTGCGGGCGGCGTTCGCCATCGTCTGGTTGGGCCGATAAGCGTCGCCCAGTGCCATCTCGATGGCTCGGCGGCTCACGATCACGCTGGATGCCTCGAACGCTGGCCTGACAACAGGCCCGACGTCCTCAAGTTTGCCGATCGACCGCACCTCCCGCTTGCGCAGGCCGTCGTTTGTGACGCTCCAGTTCTCGCCGCGGACGCCGTTGGCGTTCTTGATGGCGAAGGCGAAGCTGCTTCCGGTCACATAGCCCCCGGCGACCAGTTCG